GTCTTCGATGTCCTGATTACAATAATAATTATTGATGTCTTGAGCTAAAACAGTATCAAAATTGACATTTTCCATGTTTAAATCTCCTTCAAATGTGTTAGAATTAAGTAGATATATTTTGTTCAACCGCTTATGCTTGCCGGCTAGCGGTCTTTTTTTCGCCCTCTTTTTTTGCGTTGTACTCGCTGAATGCAATGATTGTTAGCAAAACGCCCGTTGTTACAATGGAAGCGAAAACGGGTAATGATAATGCAACTACTACCGCTCCTGCCATGAAACTAAACAGATACCCTCTTAAAACTTTTAACTTTCTCAACTTCATTTACTTTCCCTCCCAAATTTCTTTCAATTCCAAAAATAATGTTTTCGGATAAACAACAACTGTTTTCATCCATTCAAAAAATTTTGTCATGCTGTCACCGTTTTTTTAGTATTAAGTTCAATCCACTCAACTACTTCATCAAAATAGTAAGTTAATGACCCGTCAATTTTGACGCTTGGAATTGGGTTGTCGATACGATTAGTACGTTGTGATACCCAAGGAATTGACATGCCCACCATTTCAGCAATGTCTTTCTGTCTGATTTTTTTTCTTGCCGCTACACTTGAAGTTTGTTTCTTCAACGGCACAATTTTTTGCGGTTCTGTTACTCTCATTTCATTCACCCTTTCATGTATTTAATCTTTACCCAATGCGGCATTCGTTTGTTAAATGCCGTAGACATTGACATTCCTAAAATTTTTAAAATAGAGAATACAATTGACAACTCTATAACGATTTCGTCCAGGAATTCTAAAACATATTTTTCTAAATCATCTTTATCCGTTTTATTCAACGGTTCAAGTTTTGACTTAATTAATAAAGCTTTAGCTTGTTCCCTACGAGCCTCACGTTGCATTGTTTCCTGCTCTTGTAAAAAATCTAATTCAGTTGGTGTTAGAACCTCTGACACTTTTCCATCTAAGGCTTTCAAAGTACCTAAATACTTATTACTAATACCTGATGCAAACACGTCATCTCCGACAGCGTTATTAATATCTATAGCTTTATTAACTGGAACTTCTTGCGTTCCTTTCGTGTAACCATTCAATGTTGAAAATGGAATGTTGCTTTCTTTAGCGACTTCTTTTTGTGAAAGATTTCTTCGTATCAGCAAAGCATCTAATTCACTTTTTAAAGCGACTCGCATCATTACGATCCCTCCTTAAATTATTTCATGAATTTGTCCGAATTAGGTTCCAATAATTCCCCATTTCTAAGCTTATAAATAAGCTGACTACTCAATTATTTCGCTTTTTTTAGAATTGATTTCGATTTTGTTCGAACCGTAAAAGTAGTACCCAATAACGAAGCAAACATGTTTACAATTAACTTATGAAGCAAACGCTGCATCGACTGCATGTTGTGTCATCCATGTCTTAACTAAACCGACTTGTAAGGAAAGTTCATCGTCTGTCCAGTCAACCCAAAAATCTTTTGGAATATCTGGTCTAGCTTTGGTTAAAATTTTGATCATGGTTTCTCGTTTCATTTTGCCACCTCCTTTCGGTTGTTATCATACGTTTCGAGTACTCCATCTTCAAAAAAAAGAGTCCACGAAACGTCTAGTACTTCTGAAAGCTTTTTAGCATTTACGATTGATGGTCGTCTATGACCTTGCTCGTACGACGAGTACGTCGTTTTCGGTATTCCAACTTCATGAGCTAGACTTTCTTGTGTATAGCCTTTAGATTCACGCAAATCTTTAAGCCATTCTTTCATATTATCACCGCCTAAATAGTAATACGTTTTGCGTACTTTTATAATAATACATTACGCGTACTTTGTAAATAGAAAAATACTCTTTTTTTGATACTTTTTTATTTCCTCTTTAAGTACGCAATTTGTAATAGTATACTCATGGAAAGGAGGTCGTATTGTATGTTTGCCAAGCGGCTAAAAGAATTAAGAAAAAGTAAGGTGCATTTAACCCAAACAGATATGGCTAAATTATTAGGTGTCGCAAAGACCACATATGCCTCGTATGAGCAAGGTAAACGAACACCCGACACAGCTATCCAAAATCAAATAGCAGACTATTTTGACGTTTCTTTAGATTATTTGCACGGTCGTACTGATAGAAAACACTATTATGACTTAACTCCAAAAGATGAAAAAGAGATCACCGTTGAACTAGAAAAAATGATTAACGATTTGTCAGACGGTGGTGCTCTCGCCTTTTCAAAGGACGATTCTGAACTGAGCAAAGAAACTCGTGAGCTATTAATTGCTTCTTTAGAAAATTCTTTACGCATAGCAAAAATCGAAGCTAAAAAGCGCTATACGCCTAAAAAATATCGAGATTAGGAGCGCTGCTTATGAATTTACCCCACGTTGATAAAACTATTAAAAAGTTGGTAAATATCTATGAAACTCGTGATCCTTTCCGGTTAGCTAAAGAATTGAATGTTGTTATTGCTTTTGAAGATTTAGGGGAAGTTTACGGGTATTACAATCAATTTAAACGAGTTAAGATGATTCACATCAACGCTAACTTGTCAGATACACAACAAAGGAATACTTGCGCCCACGAGCTAGGACATAGCATTTTACATTCGCGTGAGAATACTCCTATGCTGTCACAAGCTTCAATAGTATCTGAAATGAAAATTGAGAAAGAAGCAAATTATTTTGCTACTAATCTTATTATTAATTCAGAATCCGACGAACTAAAAGAAATGTGCTCTTATCTTAAAGTTGGTGTTTTCGGGTTTCCAGAAGAATTTGTAAGATTTTTAAACTAAATTATCGGATAATTCCGTTAATAATAAAATTTAAGGGGTTTTAAAATGAAAAAATTTATTAGTTTAGGGTTAATTATTGTTTGTGGAATTACATTATCGGCATGCGGAAGCAATTCAAACAGCTCAAGCAGCGATACTTCAAGTTCTTCAAACGTTAAAGCGGTAAAAAATGCAACAAATACTGAAAGTAGCTCTGCAAGTTCTGCACAAGTAACTTCTAATTATTTAGCGGCAGATGCAACATTTGGGGATTTTGTCGATCAAGCAACTGACGGGACAGATATTACTATTACAAATAAAAAAGAGTACTCTTCTAGCTTTTCTGACAATTCTTGGGCTGGTGTAAATTTAACGATAGATAAAGTTGCAATCTACAAAACGAGTGATATTGCTGCATATTCTGGAGATACATATAACGGATTTATTGCCGTCCATTACAATGTCGATAATGTTCAGCAAGATGTCTCTATTTATCCAACGCAAGGAAAAGTAGTAACAAGTTATGGTGAACAAATTGATGACGGTGGTGTAGCACTTAGCTTAGATAGCTGGGACGGCGACATGATGGCTGGTGCAAAGAAGGACGGTTGGGGAATTTATCCGACTAAGCAACTGGCAGATCCTGAATCTGTAACTAATTTAAGAATTCAAATAGATTCTAGCTATGAAACAGATAATTACGATGATGACAATGCATATCACACTTATGATGTTTCACTACAGCTCCAATAAAAAAGATTAGCCTCCGGGCTTTTCTTTTTACATAGCAAAGAACACCAGTTCGTACAAATGAGATTATAATACGAAAAACCTATCGTTATCCTATTTTTTTGTTGCATCCCCTTATTTTTTCGTATTAAGCAATTGAAAATTCGAAAGGAATGATTTTTAATGGCATCAATTAAACCTTACCTTCTTAAAGATGGAACACAAAAATATGAAGTGCTAATCTCTCATGGAATTAATCGAGGCACTGGCAAACAAAACAGAATCCACAAACGGGGTTTTAACTCTTATTCCGAAGCTGAGAAATACGCAAAAATTACTGAAGGAGAAATTGCTAGCGGTGGTTACTTAAAGGAAAATCCACAATCAATGACCATCGCAAAATTTTTAAACGACTGGCTAACAAATTATAAGCAAGCTGTTAAAGAAGGCACTAGAACGGTTCACAGAAACAATATAAACATTTACCTTATTCCGTACATCGGGAATTTCAAACTGCAAAAATACACTCGTGTTGATCATCAAAAATTTATTAATTTTTTATTTACTAATGAGGGCTTTGGCAGAAGTGGCCACGGCTTTGCATTTAAGACTGTATCAAGTATCCATCATACCGTTTTAAACGCATTTAACAAAGCCGTACAATTGGGCTACTTAAAAGAAAATCCAGCTGAATTTGTCGAGTTTCCCAGAAATGAAAAAAATGCTAACGAAATTCATTACTATACAGTAGATGAATCAGAAAAATATCTTAAACAAGCAAAACTTGAACACGCTATTGTTTGGTATCCATTTTTTAGTACCCTTCTTGATTTAGGTTTAAGAAAAGGTGAAGCTATGGGACTGCAGTGGCAAGACATTGATTTTGCTAAAAAAACAGTCAGTATCCAACGACAACGTTTAGTAAATGAAGAAAAAAATAAATACAACGGGAAAATATTAATTGATACGCCCAAAACAAATTCAAGTATCAGACAGCTACCTATGACCAATCGGCTAAAAGTCGTGTTGCTAGAATTTAGAAATAAAATAATTGATATTTTTGGAACTGTCAACGAGTCACAATTCATTTTTATAAATTGCT